GTACGTTGAAGCCGCCCGTGAAGGGCGCGCCAGAATCTCCGCAAGAAATGCGGAGAAAAGGATCGTTCTTGACGCGCATGGGGTCAATGCCGGGTCTGCTCTTTGACGAGCAGGGCGACAAGACGCGCCTCAAGTTAAGCCTTGAGGCGTGGGGGCATCAGGGGGATAAGTCCAGCGCCGTTGCTAAGGGGCGACGGTTGCTTGAGCGATATAGGAAAAAGAAGGATGGCAAGTAAAAAGAAAATGCCTGCTGGTCTTCTTGACCCAGAATCAGAGCGCATCGCAGAGGCTTATGCCGCGATTCCATCTGTCAAGCGACAGACCAGTGGCTTATTGTCGCTTGAGCCGCAGAAAGAACAGAGTATGGGGCGGGCGGCATTTGAAATGCTGGCGAGTTTTATACCCGGAGTCAGTCAAGCATTGGCTGCTCGTGATCTTGAGCGAGCCCGTCGCGCTAATGATCCGGCTGCGGCTGCATTGGCGGCGACGGAGTTTGTGCCGTTTGGACGACTTGGAAATGCAATTCGTCGAGATATATTTATCGGCAAGTCAGCAAAGACTTGGGACGCTGCTGCTGCAAAACGCGCTGAGGAAATGGAAGCTGTAGGGGCAGATCCCGAAACTATTTGGCGTGAGACAGGAACTTATCGCGGAACAGACGATCAACTGCGGCAAGAAATTCCAGACGAAATGGCGTTTAAGCCGGGATATGGTCTGCCGGGAGGGCGATCACGCGCCTTTAACGTCAACGAAGCGGTATTTAATCCATCAATGCGAGCCGCTTACCCCGACATCATGGAGGAAACGCTAACCACGTTGCGCGTAAAACCAGATGTGCCAGAAAGCGGTTATTTTCAAGCAAGAGTACCTGCTGAACACGGAACTTTTGGCCTTGACCCCGAAATAGGGGTATCCGGGAGAAACCGACCCGAAATCAAATCAGTATTGGCGCATGAACTCCAACACGCCGTGCAGGCCAAGGAAGGGTTTGCCCGTGGAGGTAATCCAGATCAGTTCCCAATCGTTTCCCGAGAACAACGGGAAGGGACGATGAATTGGATTAGAGAGAAAATTGCAAGTAAGGCTGCAAGTCGGCACAAGGATAGTGAATTCCTTTTCAGCGGGTTTGAGCGCGGGAAACCAGAAACGCTGAACGACCCGGAAATCAAAGCATTGCTAAACAAATTAAAGCAGATGGAGCTGGAGGCTAATCCGAGAGAGCAGTACAAACGGTTAGCTGGTGAGGCTGAAGCCAGAGCGGTTCAAGCCAGAATGGGAATGACTAAGGAACAAAGAAGGCAAACATTCCCGTTTAGTTCTTACGATGTCCCAATAAATGAATTGATAAACAAGAGATAATTATGCCCAGCAAATCCGCTAAACAAGCCCGCCTCATGGCCGCCGCTGCGCACTCCAATTTACCAAAAAATGAAGACGCAGAAGAAAAGGCTTTTCAAAAGTGGATTAGGTCAACCGAGTGGTTTAATGAGTTTGTCAAGCAATACGGCGAAGAGCCGGACTTGTCAAAAAATGCCGACTATGACTATAGAGCGGCATGGAAAGCCGGCATAAAGCCAGAGCGATACGAGTACGATGACAATAGGTATCACTGGCCATCTTCCTTGCCGACTGGTGAAATGCTAAAGTCAGAAAGCCATCCAACGGCTTGGAAAGAGTATTTTATGCGAGACACTGGCCTCAATCCAGACAAGCTCGGCATAAAAACAAAAGAACAAGCTGATATTTTTATTCAAAATAGCATTGGTAGGAAAGGTAAATAAAATGCCTAGCAAATCAACCAAGCAAGCTCGCTTCATGGCGATGCTTGCCAACAACCCGAAGATGGCGAAAGAAGCCAAGGTGCCGATGAAGGTTGCCAAGGATTTCGTCAAGGCCGATCAAAAGAGCGGAATGCTCAAGAAGGCGATGGGCAAGAAGTCCATGCGCTATGCGAAGGGCAAGCCGAAAGGCGGCCTTCTCGCTTGAGCGAACGCAATCCCTACATCGACGCCCGCAAGGGCCAGGAAGCCAAAGACCTCCTCGAGCACCCGATGCTTGTGGAGGCTTTTGCCGTTCTGGAGTCTGAGTACCTCAAGGCGTGGCGGCAGAGCAAGCCCGCCGACCAAGAGGAGCGCGAGCGGCTATGGCTCGCCGTAGGGATTCTTGAGGAGATTCAGCGCCACCTGCGGATCGCAGTTGAGAATGGCGCGATGGCAAAAAGAGACATCGACAAGATTTCTGGGCGCAAATAATCGCTTGAATCTTGCACAATAGAGATATGAGCGAAACCGGCACGGGTGTACCCCCGGGAAACGTACAAACCACGCAAGATGTTTTCGAGCAGATGCTCGCCGCCGATGAAGGCGAAAACGAGCAGCAAGAGACTGAAGGTGTGGATGAGGGGCTTGAGTTAGCAGACAGCGAGTCGGCTGACGAGAGCGTAGAGCAAACCGAAGGCGATGAGGAAGCCGAAGAGGCACCCCAGCAGGCCCAGACATTCCGCGTCAAGGTTGACGGGGAAGAAGTCGAGGTGCCGCTGGATGAGCTTCTAAAAGGCTACTCACGCACCGCGGATTACACGCGCAAGACGCAAGCCATTGCAGAGGCCCGTAAACAGGCCGAGGCAGAGGCTGCGCTGGCGCGGGAAGAGCGGCAACGGTATGCACAGACTTTGGCGGCCCTTGAGGGCACGCTCAAGACGCTGCAACCTCCCGAGATCGACTGGGACAGACTCTATCAAGAGAACCCGGTCGAGTGGGTGAGACAGCGCGAGCTAGTGCGATCAAGGCAGGAGCAGGCTGCGTGGGTGCAGGCCCAGAAGCAGGCTCTCGTGGAGAAGCAGCAAACCGAAGAGAGAATTGAAGCCGAAAAGACCCTTGAGGCTGAACGGAATAAACTCTTAGAGGTTCTGCCAGAATGGCGCGACGCCGATAAGGCTCGCACCGAGAAGGCGAAGATCGTCTCTTATGCCACCGAAAGACTTGGCTTTAGTGTCGAGGAGATTTCGGACATATACGACGCCCGAGCCGTGCTGGCACTGCGCAAAGCGATGATGTTCGACGAACTGATGAGCAAACGCGATCAGATGCGTCCGAGGATCATGCAGAAGGCGAAGCCGATGAAGGCTGGCGCCGCGTCCACGCCACAATCGTCCAAGGTCGTAGCATCCAAGGCGGCTCTTTCTAGACTCGCAAATAGTGGCAGCCACAAAGACGCGGCTGCTGTGTTTGAACAGTTTTTAGATTGAGGAATTTTCACTAATGTCACAGACAGCTAATACTTTTGATACCTTCAGCGCGAAGGGTATCCGTGAGTCTCTCTCGAACGTGATCTACAACATCTCGCCCGAAGAGACCCCGTTCATGTCGAACATCGGTCGCGAGAACGTCAAGAACACTTACTTTGAGTGGCAGACGGACTCGCTCGCCGCCGCTTCTACGACCAACGCGCAGATCGAAGGCGACGACGTGTCGTCCTACGACTCGACCAGCGCGACGGTTCGTATCGGCAACTACACGCAGGTCAGCCGCAAGACGCTCATCCTCTCGGGCACGCTCGAGTCGGTGGACAAGGCTGGCCGTCGCTCGGAGCTGGCCTACCAGCTTGCCAAGCGTTCTGCCGAACTGAAGCGCGACATGGAGTCGATCATGCTCTGCAACCAGAAGGCCGATGGCGGCTCCTCTGGTGTGAGCACGGCTCTCCGCAAGACGGGCTCGCTGTTGGCGTTCATCAAGACGAACACCGACAAGGGCACGGGCGGCGCTGATCCGTCGTACACCACGCAGCCGAACGCGACCCGCACGGACGCGACCGACGCCAACCTGCGCACGTTCACTGAGACGATTCTCAAGAGTGTGATTCAGAAGGTGTGGGCCTCTGGCGGTACGCCGAAGATTCTGATGGTCGGCCCTGTCAACAAGCAGCGCGTTTCGGGCTTCGCGGGTATCGCGGAGATCCGTCGTGAGGTTGTTGGCAACAAGCCGGCGACGATCATCGGCGCGGCTGACGTCTACGTTTCCGACTTCGGCAACGTGAACGTGGTCCCGAACCGCTTCCAGCGTGAGCGTGACGCCTTCGTGCTCGACCCCGAGTACGATGCCGTCTCCTTCCTGCGTCCCTTCAACACCGTGGAACTTGCGAAGACCGGCGACGCCGAGAAGCGCATGATCCTCGTGGAGTGGGGCTTGAAGGTCAACACCGAGGCCGCGCACGGTCTCGCCGCTGACCTCACCACGACTTGATCGTAGTGATGTAAACTCGGGGGCGGCGGCAATCGTGCCGTCGCCCCTTAGTTGAGGATCACATGAATTCATCGGGCAAGCGTTTATTTGATTACGACCCGAACACAGGCACCACGAAGTGGTGGCACTACGATGCCGACAAAGATGAGGCCACGATTGAGACGGCCTTTGAGGTCGGCGATCTGATTGAACAGAACAAGAAGCAGTATGCTGCGACCGACGAGAGGACGCGGTGGGGTGAGTGGAACAAGGTGGCGTCTATTCCGATGCCGTTGTTCTACAGGTTGAAGAAGGATGGAATTATTGACGACCCGGCGGCCATGAAACGCTGGCTCAATGATCCCAACAACAAGTTTTTTAGAACACGACCGGGGCGCGTATGAGCCGCACGGTCGCGATATTAGTCCCCGCAAGGGACACGGTGATGACCTCGTTTGCCTACGACCTAGCGCGGGCGATGTCATTCCACACCGCGACAACGGACGACCGCGTGATGCTTTATACATCGCACGGAACTCTGATCGCCTCTCAGCGTATGGAGCTTGCGCGTCAAGCACTCGAGGAGAAGGCAGACTATCTCCTCTGGCTTGATTCAGATATGAGGTTCCCGAAGGAAACTATCGGGCACCTCATTCTGCGCGACAAGCCCATCGTGGCCGCGAACTATGCAACACGTCGTATGCCCGTCAAGCCTGTGGCGATGATGGACGACGACGGGAAGATAGGTCGCGTGTATACCGCCCCAGACTCGGAAGGGCTGCAGCCGGTGGATTACATCGGCATGGGCGTAATGATGGTCAAGCGCGAGGTGTTTGAGAAACTTGACGCGCCGTGGTTTGCGATTCCGTATTCGACGGTCGGAAATCACTACATCGGGGAAGACGTGTTCTTCTGCCGCAAGGCGCGCGAGGCTGGTTACGAGGTATTGATCGACCACGATCTCTCGCACCAGGTTAAGCACATCGGTACGTTTGAATACTCGCACGAAGGTGCGTGGGCGATGAAGGAACAGGTGGACGGTGGCACTAACATCATACAGCGCGCTTAAAAGCAGCATCGCCGACTGGCTGAACCGAGACGATCTGACGTCGGTGATACCCGACTTCATCACGCTCGCAGAGGCGCAGATGGAGCGACGGCTGCCGACCCAGAAGATGGTAAAGCGCGCCAATGCCACGATTGACACGCCCTTCTCTGCTCTGCCGTCCGACTTCTTGTCTTGCAAGTCATTGGTGCTGACCTCTACGGCTCCAGTTCAGCCTCTCGTGTTTCTCACAGAGGACGAGCTCGACGCCAAGAAATACGTCTACCGCACCACCGGCAAGCCGCTGTATTTCGCTCTGGTCGGGAACCAGATCGAAGTGCTACCGGCTCCAGATACCGGGTACACGGCAGAGATCACCTACGTCGCAACGCTCGCGAAACTGTCTGACAGTAACACGTCAAACTGGATTCTCGACCGTCACCCAGACGTATACCTATACGGATCATTATTGCAGGCGGCCCCGTACTTGAGAGACGACGAGCGTATCGCAACGTGGTCGTCGCTTTACGAGACGGCTGTGGCTGACATGATCCTGCAGAACGAAAGAGCAGCCTTCAGCCAGGGTCGCACCGCTATGACTGTTAAACCGACGAGGGTTATTCCGTGAGTGCATTTTCAAACTATCTCGAGAACAAGATTCTTCTTCACGTTCTCTCCAATACGTCTTACACGTCGCCGACGACCGTGTACCTCGGGCTGCACACTGCAGACCCGACTGATGCGGGAACCGGCACGGAAGTGAGCGGTGGCTCGTACGCGCGTCAATCGTTTGCCTCGACCATTTCGGGCAACGCGGCGTCGAACACGAGCGCCATCGAGTTCCCGACCGCGACCGGGACGTGGGGTACGATTGGCTGGGTTGCCGTATGGGACAACTCAACGGGCGGCAATATGCTGTTCCACGGCGCGCTGACCTCAAGCAAGACGATTGCCTCGGGCGACGTGTTCCGCGTGCCTGCTGGCGACCTCGACATCACGCTGGACTAATTGATGGCAGGCTACGGCTCGGGGTTATATGGCCGTGGCAATTATGGCATCGACCCGAAAGAGGGCGCTGCCAGTCTAAGCGCGTCCGGCACGTTATCGTGCGCCGGGGTGCGTGTGGCGCTAGGCGCCTCGGCGATGAGCGCCACGGCGTCGCTGACGGCGGTGGGGAATCGCGTACAGTTCGCATCGGCGGCAATGTCTGCCTCGGCGACTGTCACGGCGGCGGGAGAGCGGATCGCGCTAGGCGCGTCGGCGATGAGTGCAAGTGGCACCGTCGCCTGTGCGAGCCAGGTCGTGATGTTGGGTGC